TCGGGTCGCACTCAAAGAAGTTGTCCAGAATCTCAGGCAAGCAGCGGCCACAAAAAAAGGGTTTATGGAATCAAAATGGAAACCGTCCCTGGTGGTGCGAGTTGATGCGCTGGCTGATGAATTCAGCGGCAAAGATGGCCGAACAAAATTTCTAAATGAGTACATCGATACCCAGGAAGCTGGGCAACCATGGGTGATCCCTTCGGAGCTGCTGGACATCCAACAGGTTAAGCCGTTGTCACTCAACGATCTGGCGATTAATGAGGCGGTCACCATTGATAAGAAAACAGTCGCCGGCATTATTAATGTGCCGGCCTTTATTGTGGGGGCCGGACAGTACAACAAGTCCGGGCCAGTCTTGGATATAGTCCGCTGGATGGATTGGATGAGCTGGTTATACTGGAAAACTTTATCCCGATCAGCAGTATTGGGGATCAGAAAAAATTAAATCAGAATGGAGGTGGTAGTGAGTGAGTCGAGATAAGCGACAAGCCAGAGACCTGGTTATGGAAATTGAAAAACGGGAAGATGATGGAACCGGCGATTTATTCCTGGAGGGATATTTCGCTATTTTTAATTCCAATTATGAGTTGTGGCCAGGCGCCAGTGAGAGCATTGCGCCCGGGGCTTTTACTGAGTGCATAAGCGGTGATGTCAGAGCGTTGTACAATCATGACACAAATTTAGTTTTAGGCCGCACCGGAGCCGGTACGCTTGAATTGCGTGAGGATTCCCACGGGCTCTGGGGCAAGATTAAAATTAATCGCAATGATACAGATGCCATGAATGCCCACACCCGGATCATGCGGGGCGATGTCACCCAGTGTTCATTCGGGTTTGATATTGAAGCCGAAGAGTTTAGAGACAACGGTGATGGAACCTGTCATTGGACCATCACAAAGGTAAACCCGTTATATGAAATTTCGCCATGCGTGTTTCCCGCCTATAAGGAAACAACCGTTTCCGCACGTAAGGAAGATTTTGAAGATATCAAAAAAAGACAGCATGAAGCGTGGCAGCAACAAATGAAATCAAAAATTAAAGGAGGTCAGTAATGGCTTTAAAAGTATTAATGCGGAAAAAGGCGCTGACAGAAAAACAAAAAGAATTGTTAGAGCTTCGGAAGACATCGGAAACATTCCCGACCCGGGAGATTAATCTGGAAAAGGCAATCGAAGAGGCCGAAACCGAAGAGGAAAAAAAGGTCGTTGAAGAAGAGGTTGAAAAGTTTGAAGCTGATAAGGCCGAAAATGAAAATGCAATAGCAGAAATTGAGACTGAAATTGCTGGCATCGAAGCAGAGATTGAAGAGATTGAAAGATCCGCACCCGTTGGCGCACCAGCAGAACCACCAAAAAACAAAGAAGAAAAGAGAGGTAACATTATGCCAATGAACACCAGAAGATTTTTCGGAATGACACCAGAAACAAGGGATGCATTTCTTGCCCGTGAGGATGTAAGAGACTTTATTGAAGCGGTTCGGGAAATAAAAACAAGAGGCATCACAAACGGGAGCCTGTCTGTTCCGGAAGTAATGCTGGAACTTTTACGGGACAACATGGAGCAGTACTCAAAACTTACAAAATACGTAACCTTAAAGCCAGTTGGCGGAACATCCCGGGAAAACATTATGGGAGCCGCTCCTGAGGGCGTATGGATGGAAGCAGAGGGCGAACTCAACGAACTTGATATGTCACTAAACCAGATTGAGGTTGACGGTTATATGGTCGGTGGAATCATCTGGATCCATAACAATCTATTAAAAGATAGCGATATTGCACTTGGCAGCGAAATTATGGATCAACTGGGTAAAGCCATCGGAAAAGGTGTTGATAGAGCGTTGCTGTTCGGAACGGGAACAAAGATGCCGGTTGGTATTGTAACCAGACTTGCCCAAACAGCGGCACCATCTAACTGGCCGGCATTTGCCCCAGCGTGGACAGATCTGCACACCACAAACATTAAAAAACTAAACATCAACGGCACCACTGGCGCTGCATTTTATGCTTCGTTGATTGAGGCCCTTGGCGTGGCAGCCCCAAATTTTTCAGACGGTAAAGCCTTTTGGGTAATGAACAGAAAAACGCACATTAATTTAATGACAAAAGCCCTGGCGTTTGATGCCGCCGCTGCCCTGATCGCTGGTGTTAACAACCAGATGCCAATCATCGGAGGAAGCATTGAAGAAATTGAACTTGTTGGCGACAATGAAATTATCGGCGGATTTGGTTCTGTTTACATTCTGGCAGAACGTGAAGGATCTGCAATTGAAAAATCAGAGCATGCCAGATTTGCACAAAACCAGACAGGATTTAAGGGCTATGCCCGTTATGACGGGATGCCTGTTTTTGGTGAGGCTTTCGTGATGGTATCATTCGATAATACCGACGCAGCCACAACCTCAACATTTGAAACTGACTACGCCAATACCGAACTGGGAGCCTTGGCGGTAACATCTGTTGCGGGTACCCTTGCCGGTGATACATTAATTACAGTGGCCGGAGCTGAAGCCAGCGGAACAACCCTGGGTTACAAAGTCCTCGGTAAAGCAGCAGCGGTTAAATCCGGTGATCCAAGCACTGGTTACACAGCCTTTACCACACCGGACGATATTACCGCAGCAACCGGTAAGGTTATTACCATTGTCGAATTTGACGCCGCTGGACGGGCCATTAAAGTCGGTACCTGCAGCGTAGTGGCAAAAGCCTAGTTTCGGGAGGTTAAATGATGCAGGATGATCTATTACTGACAATGCTTAAGCAGGATCTTGAAATCCTGCATACGGTTAAAGATGACTACCTGAAAAACTTAATCAGAACGGCCCAAAGGATGATTGCTCGGGAGGGCATTACCCTGGCCGATGATTTCGAGGACAACGGTATTGTTGTGATGTACGCCGCCTGGATGTACCGGAAACGGGCGGCTCCTGATTCGGCAATGCCCCGGATGATTCGGGCGGCAATGAATAATAAATTATTCGCCCAGAAAGCCACGGTGATTACCGATGTTTGATGGGGGACTGGTAAAGATCTATAAGATTGGTAATGTGAGTAACCCTGGCGATACGCCGGTGGAGGGACTCACATTTTACCAGTCTTTTTATTTTGAAGAAAAAACAATCGGTATGACCAGAGCATACGCCGCCATGCAAGCCGATTCAAAGATCGACCGTTTAATTAGTATCTGGCAAGACCGATCAGTGACCGATAAATGTGTTTGTGCTATTTTTGATGGATCGCAGTTTGAAGATGAGATAGAAGTAGGTGTTCAGTATCGAATTGTCCGGGCAGAACACAAAACGAACAATGACGGCCTCCGGATAAGTGATTTGACACTGGAAAGATTGGACGGTGGACTGTATGACATTAGCTGATGTTAAAAATGCGTTATTGGGTGTTTTGCCGGGGAAAGTACACCATAACATCGCAGAGCCAGGTGAAGAGGCCCCATACATCGTATGGGCAGAGGATGGCCAGTCCGATTCCCTCCATGGTGATGAAATTATGACCGATCAGGTTATCGAGGGAACCATTGACCTATTCAGCAAGATTGAGTATGATCCGCTATTTGCTGGAATCCAGACTGCATTAAATGAAGCCGGGATCCCTTTTAGGCTTAATTATTCGGGATATGAAACAGATACAAAACTATTTCATAACGAATGGGTGTGGAATATAGAAACAGAGGTGGCTTGATGGCAACGGCAAAATTTATGGCCGGAGAAGAATTTGCACTGAAACTGTCGCGGTGCTCAACGGACATCGAAGCAATCGCAAGAAAAGCGATCTATGCCGGTGCAAAAATAGTAGCCGACAGGATGAAAATAAATCTGGAATCGGTTTTATCCGAAGAGGCCACCGGGCAGCTGGTAGAAGCCATGGGCATTACCCCGATTGGGTTAAGAGCCAGTGAATGGTCAGCGCACATCGGGTTTGATGGCTATGATCGGGAGGGAGTGGCGTTTCAATTAATTGCGCGGGTTCTGGAATCTGGCACAAGCACAAGGCCAAAGAAGCCGTTCATGCGAAAAACAATGAACCAGGTTAAGAATCAGGTGGTCGAGGTGATG